TACGGCATCACGCTCGACATCATCGATCGACAGACCGGCAAGCTGAAAGGGCCGCGCCAACTGGTGGCAGAGCTTGAGAAGCTTAAGGCGCTGCCGTCACAGATGCGCTTCGATCTGCTGCAGAAGATCTTTGGCGGCGGTCAGGATGCACAAATGGCAGCGACGATGATCGAGAAGGGCTTGGCCGGCTACCAGCAGATCGCTGACCAGATGGCCGCACAGGCCAGCCTAAATACCAAGGTCGAGGCACAGTTGAGGACGCTGAACAACGTCTGGAATGCAGCCTCGGGCACCTTCGAGAACGTGCTGGCGAAGTTCGGCGGGCTGATCGCGCCCGAGCTCAAGCGCGCGTTCGATGCTTTCAACGACTTCTCCGAGTGGCTTTTCGGCCTGCTCGACCGCTATCCCTTGATCGGTAAAATGGTCGGCGTCACGCTCGCTTTCGGCGGCGCGCTGGTGTTCGCGGGCGGGTCGCTGGCGCTGATGGCGGGCATGGCGATGAAGTCCGTCGGGCCGCTGATGACGATGGCGCGCTGGCTGGGCATCAACCGCGCGCTGGCAGCGGGCGGCGCGTTCCTGACCATCGCGCGCGAGATCGCCAGCTCAGGCGCGCCGATGAAGGCGCTCGGCTGGCATCTAGGGATGATCGTTGCGCAGGCCAAGGCGGCGGCAGTCGCCCTGGGCAGCACGCTCAAGGCGGCGCTGCTGTTGGCAGGCCGCGCCGTGCTGTGGCTGGGGTGGGCGGTGCTGACGAACCCCATCGGTCTCGCGCTCGTCGCTGCCGCGCTGCTCGTCTACAAGTTCTGGGGGCCGATTTCCGGTTTCTTCCAGGGGCTGTGGAGCGGGCTGTCCAAGGGTTTCGGCATGATCGCCGACGACATCCGCCGCGCATTTGAGCCCGCTATGCCGCTGCTGCGACCGATCATTGACGCCTTCGGCTGGCTTGGCGACAAGATCAAGGCCGTCATCGGCTGGCTGGGCGAGCTCATCAAGCCGATGGACGATGCGGGCGGCGCGGCCAAGGAACTCGGCGAAAAGGTCGGCCTGTATATCGCCGAGATGGTCAAGACCGTGCTGTCGCTGCCTGGCGAGCTCATCGCGCTGCCCAGCGAGATGCTCGGGATCGGCAAGCAGATCGTCGAGGGTCTGATCGATGGCATCAAGTCCAGGCTCTCTGAGGCCAAAGAGGCGGTCATGAACTTGGGCGCGACGGTGCGCGACGGCCTCAAAAACCTGCTCGGCATCCGATCGCCATCGCGCGTGTTTGCCGAACTGGGCGGCTTCCTGGGCGAGGGGTTGTCGCATGGAATGCGTGCCAGCCTGGGCGAGGTGCAAAAAGCCGCCGCTGCGATGGCTGGTGCAGCGACGATGGCGCTTGCGCCGCCCGCGCTGGCTGCACCCGTCATGCAGGCCACGCCAGATGCCGTGCGCACCATCCGCCAAGCGGTGGAGCCGGTGGCGCTGCCACAGCCTTCCGATGCGCTGCGCACCATCCGCCAAGCGGTGGAGCTGGTGGCGCTGCCGTCGATCCAGCCTGCTGCGCTTCCCACGGTCGAGTCGCCGCGCGGTGCGCTCAAAGCGGGCGCAGCGCCGGGCGCGCCGATGCACATCACCTTCGCGCCACAAATCACGGTCACCGGCGCGGCTACACCCGAGGCCGCGCGTGCGCAAGTGACGCAGGCGGTGCAGATGAGCTTTGCCGAGTTCGAGCGCCTGATGCGCCGCTATGACGCCGAGCGCCGCCGCGTCGGCTGGGAGGGGACGACATGAGCCTCTATGCGGTGCTCAATGACGTGGAGCTGGAGATCATCACCTGGCTCGACGGCCTGTCCATGCGCTACGGCGCGGAGTATGCCGAGCAGAGGCTGATAGGGCGTAAGAGCCTCTTGCAATACACCGGGCACAAGCCCGACGAGGTGCGCATCGACGCGCGCCTGCATGCGCAGTGGTGCAACCCGGCGGATGAGGTCAGGCGCATCAAGGACAAGATGGACGCCAAGGAGCCGGTGGCCTTCGTGCTCGGCACCGGCGAATACCGGGGCGTGTTTGTCATCACCGAGGCCGAGGTGACGACCACGCAGACCGACGGCTATGGCTCGGCCATCGCCTTCGAGCTCTCGATCACCCTGCGCGAGTACGTGGGCGACCCGGCACAGCCCAACCCACCGGGGGTGGTGACGAGCGGCTACCGCATCCCGATCGAGGCTGCGACGGTGGACGACTTCGCCCTGATCGAGGCCGCGCCTTTGAGCAGCCCCGGCGGCGTCGCGCAGGTGTCGGCCGATGGGCTCTCGGCCATCGCGCGCGGGGTGGGTCTTGCGGCTGATGTGGCGAGCTTCGCGGCGCTGGCGCAGAGCAACCCGGCCTCCGCGCTGCTGGCGCTGCCTAGCCTGACCGATGCCGTGTCCGCCTTCGGCGCGACGGTTCCCGTCGAAGGCTTCGGCGCGCTGCGCGGCGTCGCTGCGGTCGCCGCCGATGCGGGGCAGGCGCTATCGGCCTTTCAGTCGGCGCGCCATACCTTCGACGTGGCCGCGGGCGCGCTCGGTGGCGGCCTATCGGGCGTTTCGTCGGCCTTGTGGAGCGTGCGCGCGGGCGCGCAGGCGCTCGAGGGCGCGCGTGAGTCGGTGGGCCGCATTGCGGCGCACGCCGCGAGCCGCCTACCGGTGGGGGGCTGGGCATGACACAGGCCATCGTGCATACCACCATCGACGGCGAGCGCTGGGACCTCATTGCCTGGCGCTACTACCGCGACGTACGCGAGATGCCGCGCCTGATCGCCACCAACCCGCACGCGCCGCGCGCAGGCATCCTGCCCGCCGGGCTCAAGATCGCGGTGCCGCTGATCGAGCGGCCCGCCGCCGTCTCCACCGCCGGACTGCCGCCATGGAAGCGATAGCGCCGCAGGTGCGCATCACCTACAACGGGCGCGACATCACGGCAGACCTCACGCCCTACCTGATGTGCGTCGCCTACACCGACCGACTCACCGGCGAGGCGGATGCGCTGGATGTGGAGCTGGCCGAAACCGACGCCGTGAAAAGCCGCTGGCTCTCCGAGTGGTATCCCGACAAGGGCATGGAGATCGCCGCCGAGATCGGCTACGCCGGGCAGCCGCTCGTCTCGTGCGGGGCCTTCGATGTGGATGAGATCGAGGTCGAATCGCCGCCCATGACCATCCGCATTCGGGCGCTCGCCACCGGCATCAGCCGCGCGGTGCGCACGCGCATCGGCAGGAAATACGAAAACACCACGCTCGCCAAAATCCTCGACGAGATCGCCCAGCGCATCGGTGCCGAGCGCAAGGGCGCGGTGGCAAACATCCCCATCGACCGCGTGACGCAATACCAGGAGACCGACTGGGCCTTCGCGGTGCGCCTCGCGTGCGAGTACGGCTACGCGCTCAAGCTCACCGACAACAACAAGGTGCTGGCCGTCATGAAGCTCGGCGAGGACGCCGAGCCGGTGCGCACGCTGGCACCCGCCGAGCTCTCGCGCCTCACCTACCGCGACCGCATCACTGAGGTGCCGAGCCGCACCGAGCTGCGTCATCACGACGCTTCTACCGGCCGGCTCGTCATCTACGACGTGACCAGCGGCAAAATGATCCCGGTCGAGCATGTCACGGCCGCCGACACGAAGAAGCGCCATGTGTGCGCCAAAACCCCGGAGCAGGCCCGGGCCATCGCCGAAGCCGAGCAGGCGCGGCACGAGATCGACAAGACCAGCCTGGAGGTGCAGCTACCGGGCGACCCCAAGCTGGTGGCAGGCGCAGCGGTGGATGTGACCGGCTGGTCGCGGCTCGATGGCCGCTACCTGATCATCGAAGCGCGGCATGAGATCAGCCGCAATGCGGGCTACGCCACGACGCTACTGCTCAAGCGCATCAAGGAGCAGGGATCATGATCGAGACCCTGCGCGAGTCGCTCGCCACGCTGCGCTTTGGCTTCGTGACCGCCGTCGATGCCGCCACGCACCGCGTGCGCGTGCGCCTGCCCGACCTGGATCACCTGGAGACCTACTGGCTGCCGATGCTGGTCGCGCGCACGCACCGCGACCGCTTCGAGCATCTGCCCGACGTGGGCGACCATGTGGCGCTGCTGCTCGATCCGCATGGCGAGGAAGGCGTGGTGCTGGGCGCGCTCTACTCCGCGCGCGATCCGTCACCCGGCGGCTCATCCGACATCACCCGTGCCAGCTTTGCCGACGGCACGACGGTCGAATACGACCGCGCGGCGCACCGGCTGCGGGTCCACTGCGTGGGCGACATCGAGATCGTCTCCGACACGCACCTGACCCTGCGCGCGCCGCGCATCGACCTCAATCCGTAAGGACGCCGCTATGCCTGCCGCACACCGCCACACCGACATCTGCACTGGGCACGGGTGCTTTCCGCCGCGCGCCAATGCCGAGGGCAGCCCCGATGTGTTCGTCAACGGCCTGGGCTGGCACCGCGTGGGTGACGGCTGGCAGCCGCACGGTTGTCCCGTTTGTCCGCCCCACGGCGGGTCACTGGCTGTGGGCTCGGGCACCGTCTTTGTCAACGGGCGCGCCGCCGGGCGCATCGGCGATCCGGTCAGTTGCGGCTCCAGCGCCGCCACCGGCAGCGCCAACGTGTTCGCTGGTTGAACCCTTTCTACATACCTTTCCAAGCCCAACTCGGCGACCATTGCGGATATGAGCCTGCACCCGTCCGCCCACCACTGGCAGCCCGCGCTGGGCCGCGACGGCTTTGTCGAGGGCGTGGATGACCTTCGCCAGGCGATTGCCATCATTCTGCGCACGCCGCAGGGCAGCGATCCGCTGCGGCCCGACTTCGGCAGCCGGGTGTGGATGTACCTGGATCACCCCATCGACCGCGCGCGCCCGCATATCGTGCGCGAGACGGTCGAGGCCATCCGCCGCTGGGAGCCGCGCGTAAAGGTCACGCGCGTAGTGGTCGCGCTCGATGACGACGCGGCCATCCGCGTCACGGTGTATTTCAAGCTCGCCGAAGGCGGCGACGAAATCAGCGCCGAGGTGAGGCCGCGATGACCGAGCTGCTCAAGATCATCCCGGACGATCCGCAGGCGGTGACCAGCGAGATCGTCGCCGCCTACGAGACGGCCACCGGCAAGACGCTCTATCCGGCGCAGATCGAGCGGCTCTTGATCGACCTCATCGCCTACCGCGAAACGCTCATCCGCGCCGCGATCAACGACGCCGCGCGGCAGAATCTCGTGCGCTTTGCCCGCGCGCCCATGCTCGACTATCTGGGCGAGCTGGTGGGCGTGGCGCGTCTTCCGGGCGAGAGTGACGACCGGCTGCGCGCGCGCATCCTGGAAGCGCCCGAGTCCTTCAGCGTCGCCGGGCCGCGCCTGGCCTACCGGCACCACGCCATGCGCGCGCATGCCTCCATCGTCGATTGCGCGGTGCGCTCGCCCGAGCCGGGGCAGGTGGTGCTCTACCCGCTGACCGACACCGGCCTGCCTTCCGCCGAGATCAAGGGGCTGGTGCTCGCCGCCGCGTCTACCGAGGATGCGCGACCCATCTGTGATCAAGTGCGCGTTGAAGACCCTGCGGACTACCCCTTTACCGTCAACGCAGTGTTGACGATCCGCGCAGGCTTCGACGCCGCCGCCGTGCGCGCCGCCGCCGAGGCAAGCCTCGCGGCGCAGCTCGACACCCTGCGCCGCCGCCTCGGGGCCGACATCGTGCGCACCCAGATCATCGCCGCGCTGCATGTCGAGGGGGTGCACCGCGTCGATCTTGTCGCACCGAATGCGGACACGACCGTGCCTGAGCACGGCTGGGCGCATGCGACCAGCGTGACCGTCACCGCCGGAGGCTACGCCGATGACTGACCGCCTCGCCCCGGATGTGATTGCGCTCGATGCGCGCTTCGCGCCGCTGGCCGAAGCAACGCAGCGCATCGAACGCTTGCCGCTCGATGGCCTCTTGACCTACCTGGTCGAGACCGTCCCAGCCGCCTTCCTGCCGGAGCTGGGGCGGCAGTTTCACATCAGCCCGATGGAGGGCTGGCAGTTCGTCAGCACGGATGCCGACCGCCGCCGCCTGATCCGCGAGGCCATCGCGCTGCACCGCAGAAAAGGCACGCCGTGGGCGCTGCGCCGCGCGCTCGCGCAGATTGGGGTGGAGGCCGAGATCATCGAGCCTGCCGACCAGCGGCGCATCTATACCGCCTTCAACCCACTGCTCGTCAATGGGTCGTGGCGTCTGGACGGCACGCACACCCTCCGCCCCATCGAGCGCCTCGCCGCCGTGCCGCAGTTGCAGCACTGGGCGAGCTTCTTCGTGCGCATCAATCTGGCAACTGCCGCCAGCGCCGATCTGGCGCTGCTGCGTCAAGTGGTGCGCGAGTGGGCACCGGTGTCGCGCCATCCTATCCTGCTGGAATGGCTGGCCCTCATCGCACAGCAGCACACGCTTGCCGATCACCATCTGCGGCTCGACAAGCGCCTGTGCGTGCCATACGCCTGGCCGGGTGAGCAGCTGCACGGCTGCCCCAAACGCGCCTGGCGTCTCGGGCGTGACGGCGATGCGGTGCGTCTGCCCGCTGCTTTCGGCAGTTTCCGTGTGGGCGAGCGGCGCGGTGCCGTCGCGGGTCGTCTGCTGGCTGCCCGCCGCGCGCAAGGCTGGCAGGCGGTGCGCAAGACCTGCGCTGCCTGGGCCTGGCGGCGCGAGACGCTGCCGCCCGATCCGCAAGCCGTCAGGCGCAGACTGGATGGCTCGTGGCGTATCGGCGCTGCGCTGCGCATCGGGCGATTCCGTCTCGATGGCCGTCCCTTGACGCATGCGAGCTTCACCGACACCCCGCCCGCGCGGCTGCGCCTGTCCGGCCAATGGCAGCTGGGCCAGCCGCGAACCCCCTTGTTCGAGATGAGGAGTATTCATGTCTGAAGCCGTCACCCTGGACGCCTTCCGCGCCCGCATCGCCGCCCACATGGCCGCAGGCGCGTCGCTGCCTGCGGTCGCTCAGATGGCCTTTGGCGACGGCGGTCACGACGCCGCCGAAAACCCCAAGCCCGTCCCGGCCAGCCGCACCGCGCTCTTCCATGAGCGGCTGCGCAAGCCATGCGCGGCCATCGTGCAGATCAGCCCCACCGAGGTGCAGGCCACGGCCTATATCGACGAAGCCGAACTCGTCGGTGCAGCTGTCTCCGAAGCAGCGCTGGTCGATACCGCGGGCAACCTCATCGCCATGAAAACCTTCGCGCCCAAGCACAAGGAAAGTGATGAGCGCATCGAGATCAAACTGACCCTGCGATTCTGATTAGGAGTCCATCATGCCCCTGCCGCGCAACACCATCACCCCGATCCCGAACAACGAACCCGAGGCCGTCCCCAGCCTCTGGAACACCCGCTACGCCGAGATCGACGCCAACTTCGCCAACCTCGATGGGCGCACCACGTCGCTCGAGACCGAAGTCTCCGGCGCGCGCGCGGGCCGCCCAAGCCTCGGCGCGGCCATCACCGACATCATGACGAGCCTGGGCCTGATCGGCGACACGCTGACCGGCATGGCCAGCCCCGTCTCGGTGCAAAAAGCCGTCGAGCTCGACTGGCTCTACCGCAACCGGCGCATCGCCTTCGAGCTCTTCGCCGACGGCTACCGGCTGCGCAACATCGCGCCCGTCCAGGTGATCAATGGCGTGATGGGCGACGACTCCATCGATGTGGTGGATACCAGGCCCTTCCGCGTCGGGCAGGACTACTGGCTGGTCGAAGGCAATGACGTCGCAATGGTGCGCGTCGCGGCCATCCTCTCGGCCGCCCGGCTGCGGCTCACCAGCAACCTCACGCGCAACTACAGCAACGCCGCCGTCATCACCGGCCAGACCTTCACCCCGCGCGCCGCGGGCGGCGTCAATGCGCCCGTAGGAAGCCGCTGGATTTCCAAGGCCATCAACCTGGGCGACGACAACACCAGCCGCGCCGTGGTCATCCGCCGCGCGCACGACGGCGCGAACGTGCGGCTCTATTACCGCGACAGCATCACCTCGACGACCTGGAGCGAGCGCCAGTGGTCGGTCAAGCGCGTCGGCGCGCCAGATGCCTCCAACGGCGTGCCCGACGGCTATGCCGACTACGAATACCTCGTGCCCATGCGCGGCGAAGGCTTCCTGCGCCTGGTGGTGGAGGACATGGACACCGCCATCCTGCACCTCGTCGCGCTGGGCAGCCCCACCGCCCTGGGCGGCGTGCCCAACCCGGCCAGCGCCCCGAATGCGCCCGCCATCGGCAACCCAGCCAACGGCGCCACCAACATCGGCGCAACGCCCACGGTCTCGATCGCTGGCTACAGCTCGCCTGTCGGCAATGCCTTCGACGCGGCGCAGTTCCAGATCGCCACCAGCAACACCTTCGCCACGGTCATCTGGGACAGCAACTGGATCAACACCCAGTCCGCCACCGTCCCGGCAGGCATCTTGCAAACCAACACCACCTACTACCTGCGCGCCCGCGTGCGCGATGCTTCCGGACTCACTTCGGCCTGGGGCTCGACCTCGAGCTTCACGACCAAGGCAGGCTTCGCCTACGTCAATACGCCGTCCATCACCAGCCCCACCAACGGCCAGACCGACATCCCAGAGCAGCCCACCCTCTACAGCTCCGCCTTTGCCGTCACCGGCGGCTCGGACACCCACGCTTCTAGCCAATGGCAAATCCGCCTG